GGATATGTTTTTACGCTTCCTACAAAATTAATAATGTTAAAGGGGTTTACAACTGCTGTATTACTTGTCATAGGTTGTTGTATAAAATCAACATCTGTATAAGGAAGTGTAATTAGATCCCCTGTTTTTGTTACATTATTACTATATGTTACATCATATGTAAACCTGTGATTATCATAATCGTATCCAGGACGCATCTCCTTAGTAGCATATTCTATTGAAATATTATAATCATCACTTAAAACATCTCCAACAGAGTGGCCGCTAAATGAATCTATTAGTATTCCATTTTTAAATGAATCCCCTTTTTCATTAAATAGAGAATCTTTTGCTGCAGTGGTAGTAAAGTTCCGTGCCGCTGTTTCCTTTTCTAATAAAGACAATGAAGTATAATATTCTAGTCTTTCAATTCTTCTTTCCAATTTTCCAATATCTCTCATGGAAAAAGATTTATTGTCAACATACCGTGTAGAAACATCAGTAAGACTAAATGTATATGCTGGAACATTTATAGTATAGAGAGTCATAGAATCTTCATCATCCGGAGGTGCTACAGGATTTAATGAAGGTGTACCCACTAAAGTTTTAAATTTTCTATCTTTAGTTAGTGATAGCTTATCTATTCTTGGTAAATAATACTCAACATCTGTAGTCAGAATACCATTTGGTATGGGGGTTGGTATTGCTTCAAGAGCAGCAGTGTTTGTTCTAAAATCGTTAGATGTATTTTCTCTTCGAGGACGTAAATCTATACTATCCCTTAGTTTTATAGTTTCCCCTGTCGTAGGACTAGTGAATTCAGGTATTGTGGAGTAACTAAATTTTTTCGCAGATGCAACATCCGATTGATTCCATGCACCAGATGTAGGATAAGAATCTACTGAAAAATATCCTACAGCTCCATCCCAATCAAAATAATCCACTACAACCATAATCTGTCCAGTGGGACCTGGATAACCAGATTTCAGTTTAATTCTCGCATGATCATAAAAATTATCTCTTTGTCCAGAATCAAACTCATACATGTGAGTAATATCATTGGCTGTTGCCGTCATCATAGTATTCGTTACTGGAACAGAAATTACCCCTGAATCAACGATTTTTGTCAAATTAAATGCATCAGATACTACAATTTCATCGGTATTTGTTTGAGTTATATTAGGAGTAGTAAAATAAAATTGTCCACTAGCTACATGTGTTGTAGGTAGACCACCAGCATATGCTCCGATATGAGAACCATTACCTGAAATCATAGACTTAGTTCTAGGTCCAGGCTCTTTTCTTGTTGTTGAACTAGATGCACCATAGATAATATCTGCAGTAAAAGCCGCAGAAGTATTACAATATATTTCTATAGTGTGTTTATCTGCACTAATAACAACAGGTCTTACAGAAACACCCGACACATCACGTGCACCCAAATCTAACCATTCTCCCGCTACTACAAGTCTTGTTCCTGTTGCACCTGGAAGACTTAAACCAGTAGCACATGAATTAACAAATGTTTGAGCAGATCCGGTTGTCTTAACAACTACAATAATATTCTCTCTTGCTTGTTTAGTGGTTAATGTTCCTGTTGTAGGAAGAAATTCATAGTTTGGAGTACCTAAAGTTAATGTCAATTTACCCGCAGCAGAAGAAGTAAGATTTTTCTCTACTAGTTTGAACTGGTAATGTACGGTGTTTGCTGTTATTACAGTTCCCTTAACAGGACTTTGTGGTAAAGGATAAACCAATGAATTTATATTTGTGTCTCTTAGAAGTGTCTTACCAGAATCACTATCACCATATTTTCCAGTTGAAGAAATATCCGCATAGGAATTTATGGTAACTTGTGAATCAGCAAGATTTGTTGTTGGCCATGTCGCAACTGTTATTGATTTAGTATCCGCTACAGTAAATGCAATAGCATAAGTACTATTAGCAATAGTAGCTTGAGAAAATACTGAATTGACGGTAGCAAAATGTCCTGTAGAATTTGCAACATAATCATCTATCGATCTTAAATCACTAGTCGTATCAATTCCATTAACTGTATTGACAGTTATAGTAGAACCTTGATATACGTTATTTACATAAGAAGATGAATTGGAGAACAATTGAATTATTCTTGTATTTGAACTAGCTCCACCAACCGTACCAGTAACAGAATTAGAAGTATCAATATCATAAAGATATGCTTTATAATTAGAGTGATTGGAATCTGCATATGTAGTATTACCAGAATCAGAAGCCCATTGTAAACTACGAATTCTTGCAGTACCAATCATTGTAGATTGATAATAAGTATTACCGAGATGGTTTCCACCAGCTGTATTAACATTAGCGTGTTTTGCATTATGTAGATGAATGATTTCATGTGAACCAACATCAAATAAACTATTCACTCCATCAAGCATAATATAATTACCCACTTCTATTCCCATACTATAACCGGTATCTATAGTAGTATCACGCCCCTTATTAATGTCTAGAAATTGAGTAGAAACACTTTCGTATTCTTGCCCATCAACCAAAGCCTTACCGGAACTCAATCCAGCTTGAATTTTAGATTCATTGTAAATTTTCAATCCTTCAGTTGCCGCAGAAAGTGTAGAGGCAATTGTCAGTCTTGAATTATTCGCAATAGAAGTAACTTCAGCTGTTGTAGTATTAGATCCTAGATAAAGTTTATCCCCTATACTTAATTCTGTAGTAAATCGTGTATTATTACCATATAGAGTTGTACCAGCCAAACCAGCATTTGCTGTCAAACCAGATATTCCTCTATGATCATCTAGTTTTAAACTAAAAGGTGTTATAGTAAAATCACCTGATTTTTGATTGGATTTTTTAGTAAGAGTTTTTTCAATTGCTAGATATGGGGGATATTTAATACTCTCATGTTTAATTCCATCAATAATTTTTAATAATTGTATAAATTTAGGATCTGCGACTCGTGAAATTGGATCTGTAACATTGATCTCTTTTTTAACTAAAGATAATGCTACTTCAAGTCGTGTTGCTCCAGGTGCAGCATAGTTGAAAGAACCATCTGCGGGATCAAGTAAAGTATTATCATCATCACTTGTCTTAATTGTTTCGGCTATTTCTAAACCAATTCTACCAGAAGGAGTAGTATTAGCAGTATCAAGAATTATAGTATTTGCTGGATTAAGAACAAAATTACCATCAATAAAAAATACACCATTATCAATACTAACAATAGAACCATCTGCAACAGCATTAGACGTGGCGGACGGGCCGTCAAGACTAATAGTTGTTGCAGAAAAATCTGGTACTGCTGGAGCTACAACTTCATTTTGTATTACTTCGCCGTCAACAAAAGTATCACCACCCAAATAATGAAACATTAATATGGGTTGTAATAGCGTAGTTGCAGATTGAGATGTAACTACTCTCGCTCTGGCGTTAGAGGTGGCTCCAACAATAGTTTTTCCTATAAAGGAAGAGGCATTTATATTAGACCCCAAATATTGTAGCTCTAATTGAAGAGATTTAATATCGGTATCTAGAGTTATATCTCCGCCAAGGACTTTACTACCATTTTTAAAACTATGAGCTCCAACCAATTCAATTTGCTTTTGTAAAGCAGTTTGTAGTTGAGTTAGTTCTCTCGCTTGTATTCCATACCCTGGTTTAAAGAGTATACGATAATAGTTTTTAGCCTCATCAAAATCATCATAATACGGCGTTACATTAAAATTAGTAGATAATGGCATTTATTTTTCCTAAATAATTTACTCTTATTTGTCAATAATATATTAGAATTCGATTATCAATTTTACGTCTTCTATTTGATCATCAGCTCTTGTTACTGGTGAACGATTTTCAATATAAAGAATGTCTCCGGAAAATTTCTCAAAATCTCCACCAACAACAGTTTGGGTATTAGCTTGAGCTCCACTTGGTGCTGTGATCGTTTCGTTTGCCAGGAATGATCCTGCGATACCATCAAAACCTATTGTGGTGCTTGTTCCCAAAGTTACATCTACTAATCGAATAGTAGTATTACTCTTGAAGTCAACTACTTTACCTGTTGCACCAGAAAGTGCGCCAGTTACAAGTTCGTCTTCTGCAAATGCAGTACTATTCCAAGTTTGAATTGTCTGTGTTACCGCTTGGTCTATTATTGTTGATGTAGAAATATCACCATTAGCATATAATGGTTGTGCTAACAGTCCAATTTTACGGAAATCGTTGTTTGTAGTAAAGTTACCAGATTCACCATATTCTAATCGGCTATTGACCATGACAAAAAATCCACCAAGTTCTTCAACCGCATCATCACCGTGACCACCTCGTGGACCGATAATAGGTGTAATAACTCCTCCACCACCAGAATTTGTTGAAATGGTAGCAACTGCGTTTCCATAATTATTACCACCAGCCACAACAACAATATTACCAATTACACCGGATACAGCATTTGTAGTTCGTACATTTGCTCCGTGTCCATCACCTGTAATTGTAACAGCTGGACCAATAGAATAACCATCAGCATCAGCTGGTATCACAGATCCCGCAAGTGCAGGAGTCCAAGTAACTACTTGAGTAGCTGAATGATAACCTGTAATTCTTCCACCTAATCCAGTAGATCCACTACCAGCATCTGAAGTAAAGAAAATATCGTTATCCACGATATCATCTGTTGCTAAACCCGCTCCTACAATTTTACAAGTAGTACCAGTTTCAACATATCCAGATTGTACAGCACCAGTTTCAAATTTATAAGCTGTACCACCTGCTGTAACATGTGCTACTTCAACCGCACCATTACCTGAGGTATTAGCCGCGATTTCAACAGCATACTGCTGTGAAGAATCTGTGGTATTTGCAATTGCCGTATTTGATTTACGTACACGCTGTACCGGCATATAACTAGGAGTTACAAATTTAAGTGCTCGTGAAGCTGAGATTTGATACATAAATTTCCACTTGTAAGAATCGCCTGTGGTAATATAAGCAGTTCCTGTTCCCGAAGGTTTAGTTGTGGATGTTCCGCCAGCATTATTATTAGCATAACATTTATATACATTATAATCATCAGTCATAACATAAAAGGTTTGGTCGAATAAAGTATTATTTGCATGAGTATATGCGAAATAATTTTGTCCTGATGTCCAATTATATCGTGGAACAACATGACTAACATCAGCCGAGCCAATACGTTTAGCGGCGATCATATCACGCCAGTGATCATAAACTGTATTAGATACTGAATCGGTTGGTGTGGGTGGTTGGGTATCATCAGCCCAAGGGGTAACTTTACCAATAAAAAGATACATATTGGTTTGAAGCAACCCACTGGAATCAACCATTGCGTCACCAGATGTAGTAGCTACTTCATTGAATGCCTCTACAAACTGTTTTGCATTGTGAATCCTAAATTTATTGGTTACTATAGCAGGCATTTTATTGCTCCTCCTGAATTATATTTAAAGTTTAATGTGAATTTTTCAAATCTTCCAATCTTATTATATTTATACAACTTCTTTTATAAGATTATAGACCCGAAACTGTGGCAGTTACTTCCGCCTCGGTTGTTTGCTTCCAAAAAGGTACAGATCCTGTTCCATCCATACCAGACCGTGTTACTGTTAATTGTGTATCATTAGTAATTGATGCCACTTTATATTCAGCAGCATCTGATAATAACATTTTAGTGGTATCTTCCCAAATTATATTTTCTTGCCACCAAGTATTTTCCGCAGTGATTACTCTATTATTGAGTCCTCCTGGATTTGGGGTATTTACTTCTAATTCTATTTCTTCCTCTGTATTTGAATCTTCTCCGCACAACCAAAAAGATCCTGGCGTATCCGTTTTAGCTTCTTGGTCATAACCACTACCTTGATCAATTTTCCATCCAGCGTACGTAAAGATTGTCTCCTCAGTAGCCATAAACCATTTAACTTGATCCATAGGTGTACTTTCATAAAAAGCTAAGGTTTGATCATTGTCAAACTCAATGGTTCCATTCATAGTAATATCTTCATGCATGATTCGTTCATTGGATTCCATCACTATGCCTTCATCATCCTCTAATATTACACTTTCTTCAAAAGTTTGAAATACAGAACCTGTTGCAAGTTGAGATGAGAATAATGTGTTAGTACCCGTCACCACTGTATTATTTGGTAACATAGTAATTTGACCCACCATACCCGCTAGTGTAGTAAAGTTTGAATATGCCGCTCTAATTGCCATAGCACCACTAAGAAGAATTCTTCCTGATGCGTCTTCTAATTGAAAATGTTCTCCCGCTTCAGTAACTAATTTCTGTATTGAGATATCACTCTCAGCGGTTTTGTGTTCCTTAACCACTTTAGAAATAGGGGTAGAACGAAATTGACTGTTAGCAGTTGGTGCAAAATGGTGGATTACCGCTGGGTCAGACGGAACAGTTAACATACCAGGCTGAATCAGTTTTGCACCATGCAACGAGCCTATTGGTCCGTCAAAAGACCAAGACATATGATCTGATACTTGTTCCCAATATTGATTAAAATTTCCAATACGATCAGGATCATTCATATTAATTTGTGCACCAACAATACCTTGACCAAGAAAAGGTACACTATTTGCTTGTCCGTTTTGTTGATCAAAAACATCAGCACCACTATTAAGTAATCGATGTTGAGAATATTTACCAGTTGGATATTTCTTTGCAGGTCCTCTAGGGCGACCAACTTGTAATCCAAAAGCCATTTGACCTATTGTTCTATCCGCCCAATCACTTATTTGAGAACTGTTACGATAACCCATCGGAGTCCAAGGATCTACAAGGTTTTGTGTTGTCATAACTCGCATTGGGTTATCGGCATAAATACCTGATCTGTCTATAAATATTTCTTTAAGATCTGATTTTTTGACATGCCCCTCTTCTGTAAGAAATCTAGGTAATACATCAGCCGTCTCATCACCTTCTACTATAAAATGATCTTCATTTTCCATCATCAAATGATATCCCAACGAAGTTTCTCGTTGAATTTCATATTCATGATCCGTTGAAATTAGTTCACTTTGTAGATTTGCATCTAAAACATATTCTAGTTCATGATGAGCCCAAGGAATAGAATTTGGAATATAATTAAGTCCAATGATACCACCACCAGAAGCTGTTTCAAATTCTAAGAGTTCGTTCTGTTCAAAATAATCTCCATAATGATATTCTCCCCAATTTCGTGGATGATTAGTATTTTCTAAGGCTAATTGTTCATCATCATACTTGTTGACTTGTAGAGGAATGTTGAATTGAACTTCTCCAAATGGTTTTTTAACATGTCCTTCTTCTGTAAGAAATCTAGCTAAATCTGTAGCTTCATCACCCTCAACTATTAAGTGTGAATCATCTTCCATCATCAAATGATATCCCATTTGATCAAAAAGGTGTATCTCTACGTCAAAAGCTCCTTGTCTGAGTTGACCTTCTTCTGTAAGAAATCTTGGTAATACATCAGTCGTCTCATCACCTTCTGCTATAAAGTGATCTTCATCTTCCATCATCAAATGCCAACCTATGGAATCTGCAAGGTTGTATTCTACTTCACCAAAATTGAAATTTACAGGAGGTCTCTCAACAACCATTCTTGTTGCTGGAATTAATTCAGGTTCCATTCCTGGAATATAAACGGTATTAAGAACATCTTCATATACAATATTGTTTAGATTATCCTCCGTTAAAATACCCTCTCGCAAAGATTCAACTTTCGTTGATATTATGGTTGTTTCCATATAAGGAATACTAAGAGTTTCATGACCAAGAAGACCACGTTCATAACTCCATTGAATTCCCTCTGTATCATCTTCCAAAGCCATATATCTTGTAGGACCCATTCCTACGGATTCACCATGTGCTTCATGTAAGACATATCCATCTTCATGATTTCCTGTATCTGGATTAATATGATCTTCCAATAGAAGATCACTACTAAAACTCATGTCAATGGAAACTGTTCCAGAATCAGCTTCAGGAAATTGTATTTTAGGATAAAGGAAAGATCCACCAGATTCTAAAAGAATTTGACCATACAATCCATTATTAAGTTCATAAAGAATATTTCCATTAAAGGGGGAATTATAATTGGTAGAACTAGCACGGAAAGGATCGGCTAATGTTTTCGTTTCAACTTTTAACCAAGATCCCCCACTTGGTGCAGTTTGCGCGGTGGCGGTAGCATTTTCTCCAGGATCACCTCTCCCCAAAAAGACAGTATAAGTATTAGTGGTGGGGGTTGTTTGAACTACATATTCACCATTCCAATAATCTTCTGTTGCTCTAGTAATTTGTACCGTATCACCCAATTGAATATCATGTTCTAGTTCTGTAATCGTACCCGACGGTAAAGTATTTTCTTTAAGAATCGGATAATCTGATCCTGAGATATAACCTTTGATACTTAGATTTAATACAAAATCCCCAAGAGGAACTTGATTAATAAGAGTTAGTGTTTTAGTTGCATGATTCCAACCAGAAACTTCAGCTTGTCTCGCTCTAGTAAAATATGAAGCTCCTTGATATACCACTTCACCTATTTCATATTGCTCATCATTTCCTAAAGTATCATTCATTATATAAGATAGTTGAGGAGCAATAGTACGTACCATTGCTTGAACATCTCTAAAATCTTCTCTCAACATGTTCACATCATCTGAAACATCTAACCTACCATCCATTGCATGATGTGGTGCATCAGCTGTAAAAATCTCTACTTCTGGTTGGAAATATTCTTTCACCTCCATATTAAAGTGTTGCTGACGTGTCAAAATAATAGGATGAAATCGTGGAGTATGAAGTTGTAAATAATCTGGTCGACCCAATTCATATCCTGAGTCATCATAATTATCTACATCTTTTGGATTACCATCAGATCCGGCGTGTACACCAGATTTAAAAAGTTCTACAGAAGCTTCAAGGTTTATTGCCAACTCTCCAAACATCTTCATTCCAGCTGGATGGACTAACCTATCTACATGAGCACGATATGATGTAGTATCAACAGGTGCTTTTAAGACATAAGAAAAACTTTGATAATATCTACTATCTTGTATTCTAGGTGCATCATCAAGTCTTCCTTGTGTACCATAATATTTTCCAGGATATTGAGCAAATGCACCAATAACAGCTGTTAGTAAAGCATTATTATCACCTGATGGATTAGTAACTCTAGGTTTAGAAGAATATCCCGCTCCAACATCTGTAACTGCTAATGCTTTGATTGATCCAGACGCAATGCTAGCAACTTCAATAATAGCATTATTACCTTTTAATGAAGTATCCATAACAGCTGCGTTAGCATTGTCAAGATATGTGGTAAGTACAAATTTCGCAGAGAGTCCTGTACCTGGCTGATCTGAAGTATCTTCAGGAAGAGTATAAGTCCAAGTATTTGAAGTTATGGAATCGATTGTATAAGTTCCATTAAATATTTCTTTATCGGAACCTATGAGTTTAATTTTATTGACACCAGTTTTTTTGTGACCTTCTTCGGTTACTGTTACTGTTCTATTACCCGCTCCACTTGCTACTGCTGTGACAGAAGTATTAGAACCATAAACAATTGTGGGATTATACGAAATAGAATAACTTGCTGCTGAAGATATTGTGTTAGAATCTTCAACAATAATAGAAGTCGAGTTGGTATATCCTGTAATGATGGATGTTCCAATAACTACATCTTCACTATCAAGATATGAAAAAGTACCACGTACAAGTTCATTAGGGAATATAGTAGAAATTCCAGTAATAATATTATTAGATTGTGTAAATGTTCCTTCTGCATATGTTGTTGAAATCAATGCATCATGAGCAGTAATTCTATCACTACTAACATCTTCACCATATATACGATTTCCATCCTCAGTTAAAAGACTGAAGTCATCTTCTAGTACTACGAAACTTATGGAATCTTCTGGGTAAATAGCAGAGCCATCTTCGAAAAGAAGTCTTCCAAATTCACCAGCCGCTGATCCCCAGCCCTCTACTCGTAGAAAAGTAGTTACGGGAGAGAAATCTTGACTAGTGGTCATATCTACACGGAGAGTGGTATTACCATTTGCAATTACCTTTCTCATATAACCTGTTTGTCCAGGTTTTTCTACATATGTTCCTTCATTTACTGAACCTTGACTTCTTGGAAATGTGAATTTAGAGGGTTCATCAATAAAATCTAAAACTAATCCTCTTGAGGAATAATCATCATTATAGATAAGAGCATGATGTGGAAAAGTATTCGCACCAGCCATGTATGTGAGATTATATGAAGCTGCTGAACTAATGTCTGCAGTATTTGCCATTTCTAATGATGTAGTATTAGTTACAGTAGTAATATAATTTTCAGCACCATTTGCGTATGTTATGTGTAATAAATTTGAATCTACTTCAGGAAATAATCCACCACTTAATGTAAGAGTTTGTCCTAATTGAGTAATTGTTCCCGTATCAAAAGAATGTAAGTTTACATTAAGCAAGGAATTATTAGAACCTGTGTGTTCTAATGAGTTCGATAAACTCATCATAAAGTTATTAGCAACCGTAATTAACGGTAAACGTTTATAACCAAGACCACCATTGGTAATAGCAAGAGTATTAATAGAACCATAGTCATGTTTAGTATAAGTTAATACAGGAGCTACGTTATAAGATGTATTAACTTGTTGTGAAACATAACCTCCACCCACTCTAAAATCATCACCTATATTAATTGTTGTAGTTGATGTGACATTTGCTGGTGTGTTACCTATATCAAAAGTATGTCCAGTATGTGTTAATGCTGCATCACTAGCATTGGCATTTAGTGCACCATGAAGTCTATTCTTTTTAGTGTCATATAAAATAACCGAATCATTATTTGCGAAATTGTGTATAGTTTGATTTCCAAAATTCTCATCATAAGACATCGAACTAAGAGTGTACAACACAAGACTACTATTCGCACCTATAACCGTACCTTGAACCGAATCATCACCATAATAAATATCAAAATTTTGAGCTGAACTAATTGTATGTGTATCTACAGTATAAAGTGTAGTAGTATTTCCTTGTCCAGCAATAATATTATTATTACCATTTGCATAAACAATTTTACCACCAATCATGTTTATAGCTTCTTCTGGACTAACTGGATTTGAAAGAGTAACAGTAGTTCCTGTTTGAGTCAGTGTAGTTCCAACACTAGTAGCAGTAAAGTGTTCGGTACTTTTAATATGTTTTTGTATTTTGAGAAGATCACCTACTGCAAAAAATTGTGAGTTAAAAAATGGCCCTGTAGAACCCCATACTTTACCGGAAGATTCTTTAATTCCAGCAGTGAAAGTCAAGGAGGAATTAGAATATAATGGCTTGATAACATTATTGGAATTAATCGCTAATGAAGATACATCATAAATTAGGTCAGAATTTTTTAAAACAGATCCTGTGGGGATAATAGTACCAACAGTTGCAGCTGCACCAGCACCACCAGTACCCCCATCAATAAAATCTAAAGTATCTCCTACAAAATATCCATCACCAGAATCTATTAAACGAAATCCTTTAAGTATATCATCTACAAGTTCAGTAACTTCGGCTTTAGCCTCTGCTCCACCACCAGCAACAAATATTAATTCATCTCCAAGTGCATAGTTACTACCACCATATTCAATAGTTACATCTTCTACAATTCCTGAACAAAATCCAAGAGCTACATCATTATTCGCATCTGGTTCAGTTGAAACTGCTTCATATGTTTGAAAATATCCTAAAGTTCCATACCGGTCTGTACCTTTAACAATTTTAGACAAATACAATTCAGTAACTTGAACTGCACCTACTGTTTTGGTAATAGTTTTTTCTACTATTGCTGTTGCATTAGATGTTAATCCTCTGAGTGTTTTACCCTCAAATAAATGAATATTATTTGCGGTATCCGTCAAAATTTTAACGGTTTTATCTTTTATCCATTTACCATCAGACAATCTCATCAAGTCATTTTTAGGATAATAATAATCTACATCTTGAGAATTAAAAAGAGATTTAAATAACCAATCAAAAGAAGCCTCTCCACCTTTTGATCGATAAACTTCTTTCATTTGCTTAAGAAGTTTTCTCCTGTCTGTTACGGTTTGTTTGGGAACATGAGTATAAAATTCTTTCTTCCAAGAATCATCAATAAGACCTTCTACCGTTCTATCAATATCTTGTAAATCTACCAATTCTTTTGTGGCGGCAATTGCTCCCCTTGAACGAAACCCCTCTATAGATCCTTCTGGAAAAACACCAGCTAAAACACCATTAGCAAAGGTTGTCCAAGCACGAGAATCAACTCCTGTAAGTTCTTCGCCGTATGTGAAATTTGTATTAGTGGTAGGTTTTAAAAAGGCAATAGTGTTTCCTGATACACCAGTAATAATCGCTTCTGCATCGGTAGTATTACCATAAACAGTTTCACCTATTACAAATTGTAATTCATTATCTTTTGAGGTATCACGTTGTGATTCTAATTGGATACGGTGATTTACTATTGCAGCTTCTAAAACCTTTGGATCATAGAATTCATTAGGATCACCATCCGGCATCAATTTTGTATTAATCTCATCTTCAAAAATCCAATAGTCTGGTTCTATTGAAGCGTCATCGATACCTTCTTGTACAAGTTTATATTCATTGAAATTAATTCCCTCAAAATAAACTTGATGGGATTCCATAAACTCATAATATTTTTCGATGAAGATTTTCATCTTCGGATGTTCCGCTGTTACAAACTCCGGCACTAGAGTTTCTATTAACGTTGAAATATCCTTTCTATCTTTTATTTTCTTTTCAGCCATTTATTATTTCTCATATCCGGTGCGGAGTGTTGAACCATCGGTCTTGCTATGCACTCCCGACATATATGTCCCTGAAGGTGAATCATCTACCATAGTAACAGTAACATCTTCATCTGCCATTAATATAATTTGTTCTCGCACAGGTTTAACATCAGAGGATGCAGGTATAATCGAAACTGTCATAAATTCCGTATTTCCTGTTTCGATTGCTCCAATAGCTTCTGGTTTAAATCCAGTAAGCTGTATTTCTCCACTTGAATAAGTAATTGTTCCTATATTATTTGCAACAAGAATTCTATCTAGACCAAATTTCCTATACGCTTGAATATATCCATTTTCATCTTGAAACCTACAATCAGGCCATACAGTATTCGCGAGATCACGATAAGAAAATGTACTACTTGATATCGATCCCCAAAAAGTATTTGAAGGGTGATATATTTCATTTGAAAATTTTAAAGAATATGCTGCTGTATATCCTAGTAATGGATACAAAAACCTTTTTATTGAAACAGCAGTTTGATTACTTCTAATAGAAATTTCTGATTCGTCTATTAATTTAACTAAATTAGAATATCTAAATGCTTGATCGAAATCTTTTAAATTACTCGCGCCGAAATTTCGAACCGTTGAAGTTACAGTTTGTTTAAGTGATGCTGCACTATTAGATGTTAAGGCTGAATCATATTTTACTGTAGTATCAACTTTCAAATACATATAATCTGGATCTACAACTACAGAAGTTACACCAACAACATTACGTTTAGCTAATATTGATTTTTCGATTGCTTCTTTTTGGGCGGTAGATAGAGTAGAACCTATTCTTGGTTTAATTGCTACATAAACTTTTCCATAGATAGGTGGGTCGTTATCTTCTCCCCCCCAAGCTACTACTGATTGAGCATTTGGATAATCTCTTTTAATTAAACTTATATAATCAAAAACTGTAACACATCGATTTTGTGCATCAAAGCTTTTGGGAGCTTGAAATTTAATTTCTTCTATATCGGCGGATGGTACACCCCCACCTGCTGCTGAGACTGTAGATATTTTAACATTAGAATATCCCCCAACATCAGTTACGATAGAAAAGGATTTACATCCATTAGTTGCATTAGCATCTGTTATCAAACCTGATAATGTGATAATATTTCCGTTTGATATTTCTTTTCCTAATATACCATCTCCAAATTGTACTTCATATAAACCATCATCAGCTTCATCTAAAAAATAACTTTTAGAAGTAGAATTAACAGTAGTAATGTCATTTGCTAAAGCATATGCAAATGATGCTGATTCAGTAGCTGAAGTTTGAACTGTTACAGTCATAGTATCTGTATCAACGTTCGCATTAGGAAAAAGATATCTTTGATCTACATCTGCAGTTGCGGCTGTATATCTAAATGAAACTGGAATTCCTTGAGTGAGTTCAACATTAGTTGCTGTGTAGATAAGGTTAGCATTAATATTAATGGCATGAGCATTAGATGTACACCAAATATAATTAACACCATCTACACTTCCCTGAAATTTAGAATTTTTTGGAATAGTTATGACCGCAGGATCATCAGCTGGGGTAATGGTGAGATTAACATACGCTTTTGATCCCTTTGCGGATCTTGGTAAATATCCTAAGTGTTTCGCCCTCGCAACTACTGAATTTCTAAGTGTAGCGGAATCTAAAAACATTTCATTAGCCACCATATTTGCATAATAAGCATTATAGTGTGTATTGTATGCTAACACATCAAGAAGAACATCAAAAGATGAACCTCTAAAATTATAACCAACAAATTCAGCTTGGTTTTGCATGAAGCCTATTAGATTTTCTTTAATTTGAGTAAAATCTAATTCCGATACATTAAGTTTTCCTTCTGTACTAGCCATCTTCTTTATGCCCTTTCCAAGTAAACTTCTGTACTTGCTGTTTCCGAACTATTATCCGGTTGATATTCAATGTAGATTTGATATGCGTTATCATCTTCTAGCCGTGTTATGTCTACTTTCTTAACAATGGCTCTAGGTTCATACGTATTAATTGCATGTTTTATAGCTGATTGTAATCTTGAATCAGTTAAGGGGCCAAAATTTTCAAATAGCAAATTTGATATTCCACCTTGAACATCTGGTTGAAATAATCTTTCATACGCATTTGTTTTCATTATATTATTAATAGACCGATTAATAACATTATTTTTTTTAACTTGCGATAGATCTCCGTGCGCAGGATGAGGAGTGAAGTCCATGTCGAAATCTACGTAATCTTTTCCGTGTTTTACAGCCATATTATTCCCTTATACTATTTAGTTCTTTACACATTCGTTTAAAAAATTGATCTACTCTAAAGTTCCGCCAGCTCTGTTTCTGCTGCCGTTCCACCCGTTCCCATTATAAGATTAGCTAAAGTTAAATCAAGTGCATTTACTCCTGCAATGTCCATTCCAACAAATACAATACCAGCAGCATAATCCAAACCTGTTGGTAAACCATCAGCATTTCCAATTGCAGATGCTAGCCCCGCATTTCCAGCTGTATTACCTTTTATATGAACAGCATATATTCCCATTTTGGATAAATCTACTGAGAAGAATTTTAAAAACTTCTCAATAGTCTTTATCATATCTTCTAATTCTTTTACAACTCTGTTAAGCATATCAATTTGATCTTGAATAAAATCTGTTGGTGTACTAATATACCCCTTTACTCCCACTACAAAATTTTCCAACAGATCAAAAAATGTATTCCAATGTGGAATACATTGACTCATTTGAATTCCACTAAAATTTGGTGCTACAGGCTCAAGTGGAATTTCTAATTTTTCTAAAGCCACTGTACCATATTTTGGATATATTCTTTTCGATATTTCTCCTCCCAAGTTTCTCTTCTCTCCACTCCTTGAACGATCACCTGGATAAGTCATAGTATCTTGACCCTTAATCTGATAGTTTGGATAATTTTCAGCAGCAGTTCCCCAAATACCTCTAGCTTCTTGTTCATACACTGCATCATTTATAACCCAACTCTCTATATTTGACGCCTCTTTGGTGGCAATAGGAGTTAGTGTTATTTCCATATCTTTATATCGTCCACTACTATTCGAATCAACTTCTTGATATTTAAGTTTTGTCTCACCCCGATCATCTGTTAGTGTATAATTCATCATAGCAACCATTGAAGTTACAACTATCTTGTCTACTTTTGTTATTATACCCAATCCCCCACGCTCTCCTCTTATAACATCTCCTACTGTGAATAATCCATATTTTGAATCACACATAGTCATGTTGATTACTTGTGCTTTTGGTGTTACAAAAATGTCATTATAATGATCCATAATATTTTGAACAGACGAATCCGCGAAATCTGGAATATCTGAAAATAATTTCGCAAAAGCTTGCATACTTTCTGCGAACACCTTATACGATGGAGCAGCTATAATAAATACTAAAGCTGAACTCGCAGATTCAATCTTTAAAGTCTTTCCTCCATAGGTTATTTTTTCAATTTCAACTGAAGACCCTTGCGCATTTGGTCGTCCTGATTGGATTTTAATATTAATTTTCTCCCTATCAATTTTCCATCCTCCATTTTTCCTGGCTGTATCATCGTGGTCTTTCCCGTCTGCTTTCATAGCACCCATATTCCATAATTGTAATCCGAATTTTATGTCCCTATCCCATCCAGTAAACGCTACACCTTCATCATTAAATACTATGTCACCAGTGTCAGGTTTTCCCTGCCGAAACTCCCCATCCTTTGCTTCATATTTTGCAACATCTCCTTCATCTCCAAATGCTCCCACTATAGTTTCAACTACCTTTGTCGCCGAATATGTTGGATACGGAGTCATGGAAGTAAAAGGATCAATCATTTGATCCACATATGGATTATATCCACCCACTACTATTTTTCGTGGTGTCGTTAACTTGGGTTCAAATGTTGATGATAAAAATGGTGGAACACTTATGGTGATTGAAGCTTCTGGATTTTCTGAGTTAGGATTCCAATATAATCGTTGTCCGGAACTATTCCTACACCATTCAAACCCCTTAACTTTTGTATTAATTGGTGTAACATTAGGTCTTCCAGAATAAGGATCAACAAGGAGATAATAGTATCCTGCATTTCTCGTATCTTGGATAGCTTTAATTAGTTCATCGGCAATTAATTCTAATGCCTTTATAAATGGATTAATTGATTCAAGTTCTGCTATCCACTTTGTCACCGTAGTAGCAGTTACAGCAAGGTCAGACGCCGTTTTAAGTCCTTCAGCTAGTTCTTTAGCAGTGTCAGCAATGTCTTTAATTGTACCAGCATCTGCTATTGTCCATTTTTTCCATTCAGCCATTTGATCCTTGCTTTTCTTTTTGAGCTTCTAAGTGATCTTCCCACTCTGTTTTTTTTTCTTCTACAATTTTCAGATACATCTCAGCAAATTTTTTGGTCTTCTTTAATAAACTTTGCATATCTCCTCTGTTTGGAGATGCCTTTTCCCATTTAGGAGTTTCTTCAGACATTATATTCCTTATCTCTACCATTTAACATTTCAAATTTATTTCTATCCCCTTTTACTAAATTAATTTGAGTACTTAACGATTGTACATCTCCAATTAATTTTCCTAACAAGTTTAGATCTTTTCCCAATAGATAGTTTATATTATTATAAAGAGATCTACCATATGGTACTTGTCCATTTGTTGTATTTGATGATGGTATCGCTGACACATAAATTGCTGGTGGTACTCCACGAGTTGTAGATCTAGTACCCGCCCTAGTTGGTACACCAATACGAGCATCTATTTCCGCTACTCTCTTTCCACAATTACTACCAAACGTTCCTAGTTCAGTATGAAAAGCCGCCCATGTAGTATTCGCATAAGTTATAGATGTCCCCTTTCCAGTATTCGCATTGTTAGGTCCTGTTCGTCCTTGAGCAGTAAGAGCATTACGAAAATTTGTCAATGATGTAGATAACGATGCTAAATCTGCATCTGTAGCCACATTCATATAAGTATCAAATGCATCATCACTTATTCCACTACCCCCAGCTTGTGCTCCTGTGACAATCGGATCACGGAACGCATCAATGGATTGTAAATCATCTACGGTATCACGTATAAATTGTACATCAGCATTCATTGTAGAATTTGCTGTACCCCCTGCCTCATATATGTGTTTCTGTACAAAATTATATTTACAAGGAAAAACGGACGAATCTGTTGCAACTGTAGCTGTCCAAGCAGGTGAAGTGGTAATAGTCACCGTTTCATAATGGTATCTATTAACATAAATTAAATTATCTGCATTAAGATTATAATAGCTTCCTATAGTTGCATTGTTACTAGGTGGATTGAACATGCCACTTAAAGCTGCGGTTGTTGTATCATCATCTACCGGAATATCTGTTGTGTCAGCTACACCAACCGAAACACTATTTGCAATAACAGGTGTTCCTTGCACTCTTGTTATAGCACCCGATAATCCTGATTTATCTATTGCGGCGGGTGGTTCCGCGGTAGAAGGCATGGGAAGATCAGCTATAGTAACAGTACCACAAGAATATCCCGCATTTGCTGGTAGTTCATAATAAAACTTTTCTGCGCTGTCTGTATAATATCTATGTTCTGGTAATGCACCCCCCGCGGACGCTCTCTTTACATCCCACCTAATATATCTACCAGAATATACATCATCACGTGTCAATACAGGAGGTTGTGTTCCCACTAATTCACTATTTTTTACTTCATAGGTTGCATGTGTAGCACCTACTGCGGGTTTAAATGGATTTGTTTCTATAAAAGGATATTCTGTTTCATTATATTCTTGACCAATAGATACCCAATCTTCTCTAGCACTTCTTGTTAAATCATTTGTAGCATTAGCTGAACCATTATCAGGATCATAAAATCCTAATAATCCAACAAACTGAGATGTATTAGCATTTAACGTATCATCTGGACCCTCATTTGTTCCACTATAGCCACCTGTTCCATTACCTGTATGTTTCCAATTAGGATTCTTAACAATCCCTTCAGCGGTAACTTTTATTTGACAAAAAATATCATCTTTTGCATAACTAAAAGGAATACTATTAACTGTAAGAGTTACACTTCCATTTGATGTTGCTTTTCCACCATATGTTAATGAATATGCTGTACCAGATGCAACATTAGCAGAAGTTGAAAGAGTTAATTTAATACCACTTGGTCTACTTACAATTTTTCCTCCACCTCCCGCAATAGTAATAGTTTCTCCATCAATCCAAGTAGGCCATGTACCACCTGTTAAGGTTACAGTGTTCATGAATTGTTCTACTGTACCAATATCATAAACTAAATTACTCAATCTAATTTTATTTTCTGAATCCTTTGCCGCAGCAATAGATGTCGGACCATAATGTCCCACTAAAATATTACTCGCGGTTATGACATCTCCATATTTTATTTTCTCCATATCCACAGTAGAAACATTAGTAATCTCTACTGTATTTGCAGTCGTCGTTCCAGTGATAGTAAAGGTGTTTACGTGATCCTCGTGTAACTTTAAATAAAACACTCCACCATAACCAGGTCCAACTGGAGTATAATTTGTATTACTCCCTTGCGTCAAATGGTCAGATAACGTCAACGTAGTTAATTCATTGAATGCTCCTGAATTAACTATAGCTACAGATGCAATATTCGCTTTTGCCCAACTATAATTCCATGTATTCGCTGCCTCTTCTCCCGTTACACTAGATCCCCAAGCAATACTGTTACCAGAAACTATCTCTGTGTCTGGAGTCGTATAGGGATTAATATTATCTATAGCATCTACCAATTCTCCTGAAACTCTTGATCTCACGAGATAATAATCTCCAACATAAGTACTAAAGGTATTACTTCCTTGTGTTTGTGTTGTTCCAGCAACCGAACTTAATGTAATTGGATATTCATCTAAAATTTGAGATGCTGTAATTCCCATAAAAGACGTATTAGGTTCTGTAAGTCCTAAAGCACCGTTTACAACTTCGTATGCTGGAAGTGTGAATTTTTTATAAGTAGTTTTTAAATCTCTTGCCCCATAACATATAGCTCTTTGTTGTGCGAGATTTTCACATATAGTTGCAAGAGTATAATTTCCCGAAGCAGATGTAAATTTCTGACATATTGCATTTAATAAGGTTTGGGCAAATTCCCTTGTTAACGTAATAGAATCTAAAATTCCCTCACGTGCAAGTAGATGATTATTAGGCGCACTTTTCAGTGTTTTTTCAACTTCTTCAATTTCTTTTTGTATTGCTCCTGACATTTTTTTTCTCTATGATAAAGGTCCTGAAAATGGTACTGGTGGAGTACCAGGAATTATACCACTTACTACCCAAGTTTTTGACCAATCTGCCATAATACCTCCAAGCTCACGACCGAAATCCATTGGTGAAGGAGCATATGCATTAAATAGCATTTGTAATAGTGGAATATGTGAAGGTGCTGCTACAGGAGGGCCTATTTGTGCTGAACTCATAAATGTTAATGACATAGCTGATAATTGTGCCCCCACTGCTTGACCTATTGTCATTCCTACTGGTAACATCCCTTGGAAAATTTGTCCAATATTCATTCCATACGGTTCAGCCATGACAACAGAATATGGAAACCCCGCCGCATTTTGTGCCATAGACAAATAATTCTTAAATGCCTTTGTTATATTTCTCCCAGGCGTAATACCAGTAGCAGGTTGCTCCATAAACATCGTCCCCAATTCGGTTTGTAATATTGATTTAACTAAAGCCATTATTCAAAACTCTGTCCTACTTTTATAGATTTCAGTAATGATAATTTTACCGATGCTGGTGGCATTGGAGGACCAGTCGGCCCTGAACCACTAGGATGTGTATGTTCTGTTATAATATCTATTATATCATCCATAAATTGTTTCATGGTAATTATTAATCCCTTGACTTTAACTCTACCTGTAGTACTTACACTTACTTCTCCCAATAGTCCTTGCATTGATGCTGCTCCATCTACCGTTAATTTAGATGATGATAACAAACTTTCAAATATGACATCCCCTAGTAATGTCTCCCCTTTCAAGTTTCCCAAACTTGCCGACATCTTAATCTCATTTAACGCGTCTAGTTTTATATCACCTAAAGGCATCATTGAAAAACTTGCTGAAATTCCAGCAGGACCCAAGAGAAATTCAATACCACCCGTTGCTAAACCATCAATAGATTCCATCCCTATCTTCCCTAACGTTGCGGTAGTTTTTTTCGCATATCCCATAGAAGCACTTGGTAATAATCCAAATATACTTTCATTAATAGAATCTGACGCCTTAACACTCCAAGACATTCCTGCATTAACAGAAGCAGATCCTACTGTACTAAGACTAAATGCCTTCGCGTCCATAGTCCATTTTCCACCTACACTATCTGTTTGCTCACCTGTTGTATTGTGATGAGCATGTCCGGAATGACGATAAAAATGAGAAGACGCGTGTGTAATTTTATTTGTAGCTGATACTGTATAATCATAACTAGTAATACCAACAAGATTCCCAGGATTATTAAGATTAAAAGATCCTTTTCCCATAGAAACAATATAAGAACTTCCTATTCTATCATTCTTACGTCCTTGAACAAGAACTTGTTGTGAACCGTCAACCGTAAGACAATCACCACCTTCAATGTGTGAATATTTTGATCCTAAAATAATACTATAATGATCATTTACAGTTTTTTCATGTTTAATTCCTATTGCATCAATTTCAGTAAAAGTACCAGCACGATGATACCAATGAAGTCTCTCAAATCCTGGCGTATCATCCATTTCAACAATATGTCCACTTTCTGTTTGATGAACATGATTGTAAGGATATAGTGCATTCCAAGCAGGAGTAGGTTCAGACCAAGTACTTCCTGTCGCACAAGGAATGTTTGTTTGACCTTGTTCTCGTGATAAAGTTTTTTCATAAACTATACCTGAAATAGAAGGATCTGTCTTGAGAGTATTACCTCTTATACCTCTTGCCAATCTATTCGTAGTAGGCTCTTTAAGATAATTTAAATTTCTAGTATTTGAAATTAAAGAGGTTGGAATAGTTTTATCTAATGGAGATAATCCAGTATCAGGAAAAGTAGATCGAACTGGATTTTCTACTAGTTTAACAGTATATGCTGGCCGGTTCCAGCGTGACTCAATTAATTGTGTTACTGGAAAACTAGAATATTCCCCTTTTACATGAGCCTCATCGGTAGTGGGTTTTGCTCCTTGTTTAAGTGTAACAGACTCAGATATTTTAATTTCTTGTGGGTGTTGAGCAGGGTCGGGAGTGGCATTATGTATAATTGAAGCAGGTTCTCTGGGAACTGATTGTCCAGCTTTAATTGAAGCTGCGTCAAAACGTAATTGTCTTGTTGGTATTTCATCTGGATAAAGTGGGTGTCCTGGATCTCCCCCAGGCTGTCTTGGATCTGAAAATCCCTTCTCAAGATTATTGAATTTTCCATCCAACTCCGGTATGCCACCAAAAGTACCAAAGAACATAGGTTCTTGACCTGATTCTCCATCTCTATAAAAGCCTAATACCCATGTGCCCTCTACAGGTCCTAATGGAGTTGTACCTACTCCTGTTTGACTTGCAGAAGTAATCGGAGAAACAGGATACGCCCAAGGTAATGTTTTTGTAGGTTGATCTGTTTTTAATTCTGAATGCCACCCTAGAATACGAACTTTACATCTGCCAAGATAAAGGGGATCGTGTCTATCTTCAACAACACCTTGCCACCAGATAAATCCCTCTTTTCCCATAAAATAAGACATACTATAAACCTCCAATCACGCGTTCACCATCTTCTGACATTTGTATTGATCCATCATCCATAATAGCAGAACTTCCGGAAACTGAAGAACCTCCACCACCGCCTGATAAAGTAGCTTTTAAAGAATCTTTTATACACTCAAATTCTATATTATATATTTCACGAGAAAAATGATGTCGTAATTTGGTAATTAAATATTTACCACTTAAATATTTCTCCTCTTCCATTTCATTTCCACCACCTCTCATTGATAAACTAGGAGAAGGCATTTTAAACTCTATCACATCTCCTACCATTCTACTTGATCGACCAGGAGCCCTAATATTCAATTTAATATTATTCAGTTGTTGTTGCTGAACTGTACGTTGTTGTAACCATTCTTCCACTTTATTAGAAACAATATTTAATGGTCCCAATTCTTCACCATGTTTTACAGTTTTTATTCCAACACCATTCTTAAAATGTGATATTTCATTATGACCTAGATTTGTAGGATAAAAGCTTACAAGAGCATTTGGAGCATTTAATGCTGATTGCCGAGAAGTACACAACTCTTGATTTTCTAAATGAGTAAATACATCTGAAAAGTTTTTCTTATCTGCTACTGTTTTTTTAATTGGTCGTTCTTCTCTTGTCCCATCAGCATGAACAATTATGTCGGGCAGTTGATCTTGAAGATAACTAAAATCTATAGTATCAAATTTCATTCTAACTATATCATGCGTCATTAATTTATTCGCATACATCCCTTTTGTTAAATTTTCTAAAACATCAAAATTAGAAGTAAAATTATAACTCAAAACAGATGTCATTTCTAGAGCAACTCTTTCTGGTGCAAGAACAGCATCTTCTAGTTCGACATCTAAATCCATCCGTTTCGGCCAAACTGTATAGGTTTCCTTAGCCCGATTTTTTCCAAACGCATATGATCCTTCATCTGGATTTTTACCTGCTGGAAAATCTGGTGGTTTCAAATATCCAGAACCACCTCCAGCCATAAGTGTTTCTATAGAAATAAAATGATATCCTGTTACGGTTTCAAAAAAAACAAAATTTGATCCACTTGCATGCTGTCCAGCAGAGACAGATCTTCCAGCTAAAAATTCAAAAGTTTTGAATGGTGTTAGATTTGGTAAACTTAAATTTACTAAATTTTGTGTGGGTTCAATAAATATTTTTTTGGGTGTATCAGCTGATGTTTTAGATTTCGGCTTAACATACTCAGTATATAAACTACGAACTACATTGGATATTTTTTGTGGTTCTCCTGTAACCTCATTTATAGTACTTCTCTGTACTTTTACCTTCAAGTTATCTACATACTCTTGTGAAACTCCATGTAACTTATAAGTAGATATCCCCCCTGCAACTGGATTACTTCGATCTGCCATTTTAAATATTGTAAAGACTAAATCTAAAAAACCAGTGTTTTCACTTTCATTAAACGGACCAAATTCAAGTATCTCACTCCCAGGAGGACCGGAAGGTTCTCCAACTTGTGCAGGGCGTTGATTTGGTAAATTTGATGTTTTGATTTTTATGGTCAACGTCTCTTCTCCTATAATTGGTAGAAATTCCGTTAATCCAACTCCGTCTACAATGCTAATATCACAAGTAAGGGTAGATGAAAACATATCTTCAAAAATATTCAGTTCAGACCAAGAGTTTCTCAAATCAATAATTCCCCCACCAGGCTTATGTGGAGATTTAAGACTACATTCATGTACTTCATAATCACCAGGAAAGCTTGGCTGATTTCCCACAGTAGGATTTATAATATCATCACTTTTCGCTCCGCCACTCTCAACGTCAAATTGTTGTGGTTTTCCGGTTTTTCGGCGTGTGATCGTTGTTTCTCCAAAAGAAACTTTTGAATAACCACCTTCGTTAAATGCTGGCATAGTATTATCCTATAATAATTTATTTGTGTGTTCTGCCATTATCATACTAGCAAATTCTGGTTTAATTAATCTGATATCTCGTTTAGCTTCATTTTGTTGTGTTTCCCAAACATAAGAATTTATAGTATCTCGTGTATCAGTTGATAAAGTCAACCAAGTAGTATAATCACATTTTATTCTATATTCAGGTATAGGATCTTTTATTCCTTTTCGTTCTACTCTTGCTCTGAGAATTTGTTCATAATGATGTATACGGGTTTCTGATTCACGAACACTTCCATATTTCCCTTGGATATAACTTATAAATTCTCTAGTTCCTAATGGCCAGTCCCAAATAGGATCATGTATTTCATTCATAACAAAAATTAACCAAGTAAATTTTACATCACCATAAACTTTTTCTGCTACTATATCAGGTCTCTCATTTTCTAATATAGAATATGGCTCAAATTGAACTATATCATCTAAAATTACATTCTTGAGTTTAGTCCTATTCATAATATTAACTGCAATTTTTAATTGCGTAGGTCCAACTTGCCCTGTAATATTATAAGAGAATTTGGGATAATGAGAAAAAAATTCTGACATAATTAGTATTTCCTTTTATTAATATCCAGCTTCAATGTGTCCACGATGCATAACTTCTAATTCTTTAAATTCTAATTTCATTTCAACCGAAACCGGATGTTGTGACTGGTCAAAAAATAATGTAGTATCTTGAGTAGTATAATCTATGTCACATGAGGTTAATACAGATCTACCTATTCGAAAAAGTGGATTCAGCTCTGTGTCGAGATCCACACCATTTATCTTAAAATCTATTGTAAATTCATCAGGATAACCAAATAATCCAACAGGGGCAATGGATGCTTTTCCTTTCCCATGAGATGGTAACATAGCCATTTTAAAAGCTTTTACTATTTTAGCTATTTGTAGTGATTCATTTGCATTTTTTGGCATCATCTTAAAAGTAAATGAATGATCACGTAAAACTGTTGGACCTTGATATGCGGCAACCATATAAGGATTGAGTACTTTCCCGGTTACGTTTCCCATGAATGTATCTGCATTACCACCAGTGATTTTACTTACCACTTGT